GTTGAAATACCGACCTTAGAATACACTGGAACACATACTAAACCATAAGTTTTGTCTTTGCTACCTTTTCTTATAACCCTTCCAATTGTCTGTGATATTCCAATTGCATTCATAGAACGTAAGAAAAGAACTGCCTCAAGTCCTTTTACATTAATACCCTCAGATAATATGCTATGGTGGAGAACAACAAATTTTCTATCATCATCTTTACCCCAAGCACTCAATACATTAAAAAACTCTTCTCTAGTTACTTTCTCACCATTAATGACTGCACCAGTTTTAGATGTAATCCACATGCAATCATATCCTCTATATGCCAATTCATCAAGGAACTTATCATAGGATACTAATCCTTTGATCTGCTTAGTTGATTTAGCACATACTAGGATCTTCTTAGTATTGTGGTCATCAATATTATCCATGATCTGATTACATTCTACATCAAATGTAATTTCATCCTTCTGTCTTATGTCACTCTTATATACTTTCACTTTTGGTGGTAGGATGTATCCCTCTTCCACTAACTTAGGTGCTGGTACATTACAAATAATATTACCAAATATATCACTCTCATTCATACCCACCTTGAATGGTGTTAGGCTATGCTTTGGTGTTGCAGTAAAGAAGTATGATCTTTCTGCTTCTAATGAGAAATACTCCACTGACTCAATAAAGTTCTTCTGAACACTATTATGTGCCTCATCAAAATATATGGCATCAACTGTTACATCTGCCTCTTGTAATCTATGGAGTGAATGATATGTTGTGAAGATAATCTTAGTATCCTTGCAGAAATTCATCCACTTCTGAATCATATCCACTTTAGTTGTAGTGAAATGCTTTGTCCTTCCACTATGAACGTGCATTACTTGAATAGGGTGATATTTCTCTCTTATTACTTCTAAAAACTCAGAAGATAATTGATCTGCTAATAGAATACGTGGAGCTACAACAACAATAGTCTTATGACCATCTTCTAATTGACGCATGGCATCATGAATTGCCACAAGAGTCTTACCACCGCCTGTAGGAACGATAATCTGTCCTTTAGAATGCTTTTGCATAGCATCAAGGGCAGTCTGTTGGTGGGGACGTAATTGCATCAATGATTCACGAATATGTACATATTATAGCAAAAAAGCACCCCATTTAGAGGTGCTTTGTGCCAGTTAAACAAGTGAATACACACCTGGTCTTCCTTCTTTTGCATGGAATTTAATGTAATTTAAATCCCTTAAGACCTGTAGTTCTCTAAGAATTGATCCTTTAAAACTACGTTCCGATTTAAATTTACTGATCTTTGATCTAAATGGATGAACGATTGAATAAACATCATCACATACAAATTGATCACCTGAACAGAATTCACTTTGAAGAAGACCTAAAGTCATCTCCCATTTTGTAGGGTAGTCCATTCAAATCTTCCTCCTATTGATCTCTTCTTTAACCTTTTTAGTAATTGATGTATGCCTACGCATGTCTCCACCCATAAACATTTTACTTTTGGTCATCTGCATACAAAGATCAAGTTGTAGCAGTTCCATATCATCGAATTTAATCATCGGATTTCAACCAAATCATTACCATCAACATTGGCAACCTGTGGATAACGATAACTCACTTCAAGATAATCTCTAAATCTACGATTTGTAGAATCAAAATCTTCAAGAGATCCAATTACTCCATAGAGTTCATTAATTCTGGTCTTAATAACCTTCAATAATGCATTACCATCTTTAATATTGGTGGTAGTAACATAGAAATGTAATCTGGTTTTGATACCCGCAGCAGCATCCCTAAAGAATACAGGAAGGAAGTCACGTAAGAAAACCTTTTGACTTGCTTCAAAGAGACGATCAACAACCCTTTCTTCATCATCAGCAAAAACAAGATTGTAAGGGGCATCCCTAACTACCCATCCTTTCCTAAGAACTAACAAATCAATCATATCAGAACGAGTTGCAGATATCAACCAAGCACTCTTCCCAGTATTGTTGAAGATTACCTTTTTAAGATCTGTCCTTGTCCTTGCTTTCTCATTAACAGCAAACTTATCAACCCATGCATTAACAAGTTCCTGAGTGATACGAACACCTCCATTCTTTTTGCGTTCTACAAAAAGAATACCTCTCTGCTTATAATCTTCAAAAGAAGAAGCAGTTCCGTCTGGTTGTGGTTGATAAAGAAGTCCAACCTCGTCACATGCATCACCCGCATCGTAACCAGATTTTAAACGAAATACGTCAACAGGCATCCATTGGAACCCATTTTCTCTATACCAACGAAGACGATTGTTTCCATTAAGTAACCAGTCCTCGCCTTCCAACATTGCTGCTGGACGTGATCCAAATTTCCACCCCTTTGACATTTCACGGTCAACAGTTCCATAAGAATCTTTAGTAAATCCTCTAAAACGACCTGAATTGACCTGTCCTGGCTTTTGAACATTATTAACATTCACTGCCTTGGTAGTAACATATTCCACAGTATCGTAATGATCGGGAATAGGATAAGTTTTTATCTCCTCTACTAATTGCAGGACAGGATCGTGTTCAGGGTGTGGTTGATAATCCGAAGGGATTTCAACATGCATATCATATGCAGTGCTAGTAGTCATCATTTCGTAAGTATACGGTATTGGATTTTGGCAGTGTGCCTCAATCACTCCGTTACTATACACGATCTATACCACTATGTCAAAAATTGAAATATTTCTCAACACCGATAGCTTCACCAAAAGAATAATCATACTCTAATGCATTAGCACAAACATAATGAGGATGATTAATTCTCACTCCTATTCTGGCACACAATTCCTTATGATTATCTGGCATTAATTCAACTGCATACAACATATGATTCACTATATGATTTTCAGTATGATATTCCATCAATTTCTTTTTCAATCCAACAAGGAAATTACCACTACCTGCTGACGGATCAATAAATGTGCTATCAGGATCTTTTAATATCTCTTCTTCAATCTCATTAACCATACTATCAACCAACTCAGAAGGTGTAAACACTTCCTGAGTCTCTTTTATTCTCTCATCAGATCTCTCTATCGTAGATCCAGTTTCTTTATTATGTTTATTCTTTGCCATCTCTTTCCTCAAGACATTTAATATAGGTCGAGATTAAATCATTCTTCCCAAAATGATATCTTCCATTACACTGTGTTGCTGCTTCTCTAAACTTAGGTGCAAACTCCACAATATTCTCTAATACTTCTGGAGATTTAACACTTAAAAAATGATGTCCCTTTGCATAATGTGTAAAATCTTCTGTCTTTACTCTACCACTTGGCCCACATCCATATTCACCAACAAAAACATCTGCCTCAAATCTATCTTCATAAGATAAAAACTCAAAGTCTGGATGCTTTGTATGCATAGGTATTTCACCTACACCAATATCAAACCTTGATGTGTTCTGTACTTGCCAATACTGTTTTACAGCGTTTATACCACCAGGAAATGTAGTATGGTCGAGATCTTCATCTATTATACAATGTAAATATGATTTTATCTTATTTTGTGAAGAAGGTTTTCTAACTGAAGTTGGCAATACAAATCGAATATCATCTGTAATCTCAGATGTCTTATTCAAAAATCGTATTGCAAGATTTCCTCCTACACCATAAGGAGGATTCCCAATTGCCAAAGTAAATTTCATAAATTAGATTCTATTTTCAGAACCACCTATACTTTCAGAACCACCTACTGCAAATGGATTATATTTTGCCGTTGCCATTCTATACATTTTCTCATGCATAGTAATATCTTCATCTGGAGGTTCATATTCAGAAGGTGCAGTATCTTCCCAACTAGGAGATCCATTCTCAGGTAAATATTCTCCAACTGAAGGAAACCAATCATCATCAATTTTCTCTTCTGGTTTAGGATTTTCTTCTTTCTTATCAGTCTTTTCTATATTCTCAAGAACAAAATCTTCTCCTCTATGAGAACCAACAAAAATGTTTTTAATGTTCCTACCTAGTGACTTTAGGAGCTTCATATTAGAATTCATCTTCAAATCATTTCTTTCATCATTATAATTTGCCATCACGAATTTGTCAAATATTAATGAAGATCATGCCAAGTTGTTCCTATTCCGCTATAGACCTGAAGTTTATTAGTAGTTGTATTATAAACGATTGCTCCAGCAGGTATACCACCAAATGCAGCATTACCAGTCATTGTATTTCTATTTGTAGTACTCATTTTTGGTGGAACATATGCAGCAAATCCACTATTATTTTGAGTCAGAGTTGCAATTCCACAGAAAACACCACCAGTCATACCAATACCAGCTGTAGTATCATCTACAGCAACACCAAGTTCTGCACGATTATTTGTTTGATTGAACCACAATCCACCAGGAATAGGTCTTCTCAACCCAGTAGATTTATCCAAATTCATAACAGTCTGTTTGGTAGGTTCAATTATGTAAGTATTAGCCTGACTTGAAGTTACAGTAGGTAGAATAATTGGATCTTTAGATACTCCCACATCTAAACAAGTACGAGGAATATGTGTATTAATACCAACTCTTGCCTGATAATTAAAATCATTTAAAGATCTTATATCATTAGGTCTAACTGCCTTCATATCATTACGAGCCGCAGAAGAAACAACAATAACATCATTCATTAAAGATGAAGATCTATTAGCTTGGAAAGCACCATACGGAATTGCTGAAAGATTGTCTTCAGTATCAACAATAGGTCTGGTATCATTCATCATAGCGTTGGTATGAACACCTAATGTAGATGAAGAATCCCCATAAACTAATGCATTACCAGCAAGTCTAACGTTTCCATAAACATCAAGTATGTATCCATTAGCAGTTGTTCCAATACCAACACCAGATTGGAAAGATGATATACCAGCAATAACAATTGTTGATCCAATAGAAACAAGTCCAGTTGAAGAAAGATTATTAAATGTGCTTATACCGCCAGCAGTAGCAGCAACTTGTCCAGTCAAAGTTCCACTAAATTCATTAGCAGTTCCAGTTCCAAATACCATCTGGTTTCCACCAGTTCCAACTGTTAGAACACCAACAATAGTTTGTTGTCCTGCTTTGATAGTACCATTAACATCTAATTCAGTAGTTGGATCATCTCTATTAACACCAACCTTACCATCATGTACGACAGTAAAGAGAGAACTACTACCAATTCTTACATTAAACTTGGTATCATTTGTAGGAGTCAACCCACTTGTTCCCATATCAATATTAATTGCACCAATATCTTTATTTTCTATCTTAAGTTCTTTTCCAACCCATCCTATAGCTGCTGAACTATTACCAACACCAACACTTTGTCCTATAGAAATTCTAGACTGTGCTGTTCTTGATATAAATTCAACATCTAAATTACCACTATCTTTAATAACTTCAAACTCTTGTGCAGGTACGGCAGTACCAATACCAACACGCTTATTATTAGAATTAACAAAGAATGCGTTTGTAGAAGCAGCAACATTACCGTTTAAATTAGTAACACCATTTGCTTGTAAAATAGCATCAACTTCAACTATATTACTTGCAGCATCAAGGATTAAATTACCTTCTCTAGTATCAATCTCATTAGTTGCACCAACACCAATTCTAACTTCATCAATATGTGCTTCAGAGAATACTTTAGTTGCAGTTCCAAGATATGCTCCCTTATCAGCATTAGGTTGAATTCCAGTTCCAAGTGTAGCAATACCACTTAAGAAAGTACCTTGAGGAACTGTAACATCTGTCATCTCAACAGAAGATCCACTTGCAGCTGATAGTTTTAAATTACCAGATGCAGTATCAATAGTATTATTATCAGCAACACCAATACGAACATTATCAATGGTTGCTCCACCATTAGCATCAATTTGCCCAGTAAATGTCGTAGTATTAGAGAATGTTGCAATTCCAGTTACAACAGCACCATCAGTAACTACGAGATCATTATCAATAGTAACAAGTCCAGTAGCACCATCTAATCTAAGATTTGCATCTCTAGTTGTAACAAGATTAGTACCACCAACACCTACATTAACTGCACCAACCCTTGCAGTCCCAAAATACTTAGAAGCACCACCTAAATCTGCTCCAAGATCAGTATCAGGAACAACAGAAGTATTAACTTGTACAGCACCAGTAAATGTAGAAACACCAGTAACTTCAAAATTATCATTAACCTCTACTGTTCCTTCAGTAGATTTTAATTGCAATTGACCTGATACGGTATCAATACTATTACCATCTATCCTAACATTATCAATATCTGCTCTACCATTAACATCTAAAATATCATTAACCTCTACAGTACCACCATTAGAATCAAGTACGAGATTCTTTCCATCCCTTGTTGTAATTGTATTACTAGTCGCAGCACCTACATTAATTGCACCAACAAATGCACTCGTAAAATACTTAGAAGCACTACCAACCGTAGCACCCAAATCAGTATCAGGTACGAGATTTGTAGCAAGTTCAAGTTGTGCAACAGTAGCAATACCAGTTACATTAAGATTAGTAGTCTTAGTTTCTCCAGTAACAGTAACACCGACTCCAGAAGTTTCTAGACGTTTTACATTATTATAATATGAAGCAACAGAGCCATTATGATTAGCAATTATACTTTCTTCACCACTATTACCTTGAATTTTTATAGAACCACCAGATGTTCCATTTCTAATGAATAGTGTATCATTACCAGGAGAATCTATAAAACCTGAAGATCCATTGGAGTAAATCTGAATATCTCCAGATCCTGCACCAAATGTTGCTTTAACATTATCACCAAATAATACTGTAGCACCAAAACCAACAGTAGATGCAGAACCAGTTTTAATATCACCGAATGTAGAAACACCAGTTATGTTTAGTTGAGTAGAATCAAGTGTTCCATATACCGTAGCACCAAGTCCACTGGTTTGAAATTTGGAAGAAGAATTATGGTGGAGTTTAACTGTACCATTAGTATTTGGAGAAAGAGTTATATCACCATTAGTATTTGTTGATGATAAAGTAGCAGCATCAAGTCTAAGTTGATCAACATCTAATCTACCAGATACATCTACATTACCAGCAATAGTAGTATTATCTAATGTTGTTGTACCATCGACATCTATGTTTCCACTAAAGTTTGCATTACCAGCAAATGTAGAAACACCTGTTACATTAGCATTAGTTAGACTAAGATTAGTAACAGTCGCAGTTGTACTATTAAGTGTCGCAACCGTACCTACACCACTGACATCCAAATCTACTACGTCAGCATT